CGCAGTCACTTTAGGTGGTTTAATTACTGCTGATGTGTTAAATCAAGAATATCAAATAGCCTCTGTTCCCACTGCAAATACTTATACTTTTACCGCTAAAGACACTTCTGGAGACACCGTAACTGCTAATTCTAGTGATTCTGGTAATGGAGGTTCTGGGGTTGATGGAAGTTATCAAATTAATGTAGGCTTGGACGTTTTTGTTCAATCGTCTGGTTGGGGAGCCAGTACGTGGGGGGACAGTACTTGGGGTTCTACAAGTGCTTTAAGTGCCACTAATAATTTACGTTTATGGTCGCATGATAATTTTGGTGAAGATTTGGTGATGAATATTAGAAATGGTGGTATTTACTATTGGGACACCAGTGCTAAAACATTAGGAACGGATAGAGCAGTAGCTTTAAGTGATTTATCTGGGGCTAATTTGGCACCTACTAAATCCTTAGTTACTCTGGTCAGTGATGTAGACAGGCACGTCATTTGTTTTGGAGGAGATCCTATTTCAGGGAGTGCAAGAACAGGTTCGTTGGATCCTATGTTTATTTGTTGGAGTGATCAAGAAAATGTTGTTGAATGGGAGCCTAAATCCACAAATACAGCAGGCTCATTTAGACTTTCTGCAGGATCTTCGATTATAGGGGCAATTAGAGCTAGGCAGGAAACCTTGGTTTGGACAGATACTGCATTATATTCCATGACTTTTGTGGGACAACCATTCACTTTTGCAACTAACTTAGTGAATGAAGGAGTAGGGTTAATTGGACCAAATGCTGCTATTAATACTCCCAAAGGTGTTTATTGGATGGATAAAAAAGGTTTTTATAATTACACAGGACAAATTAATGATGTTCCATGTACTGTACAGAATTATATATTCAGTGATTTTGAAGAGGGACAGGCTTATCAAGTATTTGGATTTTTAAATAAAGAATTTGATGAAGTTGGTTGGTTTTATTGTTCCTCAGGAGAAACGGTAATTGACCGTTATGCAGTTTTTAATTATGACGAAAAAGTATGGTCCATTGGTCAATTAAGTCGTACGGCTTGGATTGATGAAGGTATCTTTAATAATCCTATGGGGACTTATTCTAGTTCAGATGTAGGGTATTTATATAATCATGAGACAGGAAACGATGCTGACGGGTCCCCAATGGATAGTGTTTATATAGAGTCTAGTGATTTTGATATTGATCCCGCAGGGGAAGAATTTCAACAAATACGGCGTATTATTCCAGATATTAAATTTACAGGGAATGGAGGTTCGGATCAAACAATTAATATTGTTTTAAAAAAGAGAAACTTCCCAGGAGAAACTCTTTCTACATCTTCTACAACAACCTGTACTTCCACTACAACACAAATAAATACTCGCTTACGGGCACGTCAAGCAGCGTTACGGATCGAATCCGATGATGACGGTTCTTCAGGAACTAGGTTAGGCGTCGGGTTTAGAGTGGGAGCGATGCGAATGGATTTACGTCCCAATGGTAAACGCTAATGGCTAAACTACTAGAGACTAAATTACCTGTTGCGATAGGAGAAATTTCTCCTGAAACGTTTAACCGTTTAGTTAGAGTATTAGAGCTTAGTTTAAACCGAGTAGATATTGATTCTACCCTTTCGGTTAATGAAACACAACGAAACGACAATAAGTTTCAAGCAGGGGATCTTATTTGGAATTTATCAACAAGTCAAATTCAACTATGGACGGGAGAACAATGGGTAGACGTGTATTCTGGAACAGAACGAGGAGTCGAAGGCGTCAGTGGTTTAGGCAAATTAACTGTTTCTACGAATGGAGCAACGGAGGTCCCAATACTATGAATATGGAAAAATTAATGAATGAATTAATCATGGATGAGGGTTATAAGTACGAAATATATCTAGACCATCTTGGTTATCCGACTATGGGTGTAGGGCATTTAATAACGGAAAAAGATGAAGAGTATGGAAAGATAGTAGGAACTCCTGTTTCGGAAGATAGAATTAAAGAATGCTTAGATAATGATATAACAATTGTTTGTGAAGAATTAGATATGAAAGAACCGTGGTGGAGAAGCCTTAGCGATAATCGTCAGCGAGTAATAGCCAATATGTGCTTTAATTTAGGACACCCACGTTTTAATAAATTTAAAAAGTTTATCCAGGCTATGCAAATTTCTGATTGGGAAACAGCTGCTGCTGAGATGATGGATTCTAAATGGTCTAGTCAAGTAGGGGATAGAGCATTACGGTTAAGAGATAGGGTATTAAAGGGAGATGACTAAATGTACGAATATAAGTGTAAAGTTAAAAGAGTGGTGGATGGTGACACTATGGATGTTATTCTTGACCTTGGCTTTGATGTGCATCATGCTGTTCGCGTTAGGTTGGCTGGTATTGATACCCCTGAGAGCCGTACGCGAGACAAAGATGAAAAGGCACGTGGAAAGCTTAGTAAAGCCTTTCTTAAAGAAAGTATTAAAGGTAGAAAAGTTATCTTAAAAACTAAAATAAAAGATTCTAAAGGAAAGTTTGGACGAGTAATAGCAGAGGTTTGGGTAGAGTTTGAAGAGGGCAGTTTACGCAATATCAACGAACTCATGATAAAAGAGTGTTATGCGGTTAAATATAACGCTGAAAATAAAGCCCTAGTAGAGGAGGCTCATATGGCAAATAGAGCTATCCTTATTGAAAAGGGACTTTTTATTCCTGTAGAACCTAAATGAAACTTGCTTTAATCATGGGTGGACTTCTTTTGGCTACTGTTGCGGGTTCAGCCTATTGGATAGATCGGTTACAAGATAATATAAGTACGTTGAAAGGTAATCAAATTGTTTTAGAAACCAAGATACAAGAACAAAATGAGGCGATAGAAAACCACCTTAATAAACAAAAACAAACCCAAACTCAATTAGCTTCTTTAGAAAAGGAAAAGCAAGAAGCGATGCGTGATGTGACTAAATTACGAAAAACCTTTGCTTCTCATGACCTTGATGAGTTGACCTTAGCAAAACCAGAATTGATGGAAAGTAAAATAAATAAGGCTTCTAAACGAGTTTTAGAAAATTTAGAAAAATTAACAGACCCAAACCAATTTGATGAAGAAGATAGCACTAATAGTTAGTTTGGCTTTAATAGCTTCAGGTTGTTCTATGATACAACCCAAAGCCAAGCCTGTTTCTGTTACCACAATAGCTGAAAGACCCCCTATGTACCACCCACCTTTGCCCATGGAGGTGCAAATGGATCCTGTAGATTGGGAGATAATGACACCAGAAAGAATGGAATTGTATCTGGAAAATTTAAAGAAAGGGGAAGCACCAAAAAGGGCATTTTATACATTATCCAGTAAAGAATATGAGCATTTAAGTATGGATATGGCGGATATTACTAGGTATATAAAAGATATATTAGGTATTATAAAGTTCTATAGAGACTATGATAAAGAAGAAGAGGAGGATTAAATGAGTAACGACCCATCAGGAAGATTCGGCGGGGATATGGATAGAAATGAGGTAGAGATAGACCTTAGTAAATTCATGGAACTATTACAAGAAAAGGCTGACCTTAAAGATCGAATAAGAGAACTAGAAGATGAAGGTACTAAAAATCCCCATCAGAAATGGATATTTTTAGCGCAAGCCGTGGATAGTTGGCGGATATTTCCTAGAGCTTTCTTAACTGTTTATATTGTTTTACTTTATTACACAGTTATGTGGTTCATGGAATTAGAAGCACCCTCATTTGAACAATCAGGTTTAATTTCAGTTATTGTGGGTGCAGGTGCAGCTTGGTTTGGACTGTATGCAGGTACATCAGGAGCAAGTAAATCATTTAAAGGCGAAGATAAGAAGTGAGTGAAGTCTTTGGATTAATAGCAGAGGTAGGTTTTCCTATCGCTATGGCAGTAGTTTGTGGGTTTTTTATATTCCTAACAATTAAATACATACTAGAAAGTGTGGTAGGTCAGATCAACGGTATCTTTATTATTGTTTCAGGTTTAGACAATAGAACTAAAACAATTAGTCATGATTTAATTCGGGTGGATGCGACTATGTGTGTGGTACTAGGAATAAGACCAGATTTAGGAAGGATCGCTAGAGCAGACGGAAAGGAAGATGCTAGGAAAGATTAATGGATATAGCACAACTGGTAAGCGAATATGGGTTCCCCATAGTAGCTACAGTGGGATTGCTTTACATGATTTACTATATCTGGAACTTCGTAACCAAGAAAATAAAACCCAGACTCAGCGAAACCAACGCTATTGTTGTAGATTTAATTGATCGCATACGATTACTAGATAATGACATTATAAGATTACAACAAAAATTAGACACTGTAATAGAGATGCGAGAAAAGATGGAAGATGAACAAAACCAGAAAAAATAAACCTAATTACAAGTTATTAGGTACGTGTGTAATTATAATCTTTGCTATATTAATGGTTGGTTTATTACAAGCCGATCAATTAGTGCATAAGTTTGGCAGTCCTGCCTTTAATGGACAAAACCAATCAGCACATTATTTAACAATTGATGAGCAGGAAAGAACCAGACAAGAAAAGATAGCAGAAGATATACAAGATGCTTTAGAAGAAGCAGAACGAGAA